GACATCAAAGCAGGTAAGGGCATGTATAAGTTCACGATTGAGAGTGGACGTAAGTATCACAAGATTGTGATGGAGACTGAATCACAGAGCAAGAGTGTGCATTGCTTCGTGAACATGAAGACTGGTGAGTTGCACAAGGCAGCATCATTCAAAGCACCAGTAAAAGAACCACGTTTCAACATGCTTATCATCAAAGAGCGTGAGTGGGTATTTGAGAACTGCGACTGGTCTGGCGGTTATCTCTACAAGAATGCATACTACACGGGTTGACACCCTGACCAATACATAGTATACTATCTTCATTCACACAGGAGCACAATGGACCACGATCTCATGTATGTTGTCATCAATGGTGAGGCAATCATGATCGAGAATGGCACAGCAGTATCATATCTCGTTGATGAGGATGATGGTACGATTGACTGGACAGCAGGTGATACTGTTGACTGGGAAGATATGCTTCCTGGTGAATACAAGATGTACAAAGCAGCATATGATTTTCTGCTACAGTACAACAACACCTATTCTGTGTATACCAAATGAGCATTGTCACTGACCACGTTCTAGAACTGCTAGAACCCATTGATGAACAACTCAAAGTCAAACCACGTCTCGACATCACTGATCGTGAATACAAGTTGTTTTGGCGTTATCATGGACATTATCCTGCCGAGTTTGCTGCTGCTATTGCCAAATCTCTCCCACCTGGTCACACCTTCGTAGCGTATGATCACCTGAAGAATCAACTGACTACCACTCATGAATAAAGCAGCAGCAGAGCGTTTGTCACGTCAAGTTGACACCATCATGGAGAATCGCACACGACGATTCAAGTTTCTCATTCGCAAAGAGCGTCTTGATGATGCCTTTGCTGTTGCTGATGAATTCTATGAATGGTTGCATCCTGACCACCAAGATGATGATGACCTGATTGTTTACTATGACAGCGAAGAACTCGAAGCCCTCTACTACCAAAAGAAAGTCCAAAGTCTCATCAAAGAAGACTTTGAAGATTACGGATCGGAGGAAGAACATTACTGATTGGCCTGCACATGCTACCGCCTTCCCTTATCGTCTTGAATACATCAGTCATGGTGATAAGATCGTTGCTATGTTTGAATGTAAAGAACACCTGAACAAACACCTCCAACGATACAATCTCAACAAGAAGAACTCTCGTGTAGATATCTTCCCTGATCATACCTACACACCACCAACTAATTACAAGAAACCAAAGCGTCAACTATTCTCCACCATTGAAGACTTTTTTGTATGAAGATCCAAACCACCACACGACAGTTTGTTGACTCTAAAGGCAACACATGGGAATGGGAAGAGACTGAAGAAACACGCAAAGCAATTGCTAAACTTCATCAGACCATTCAATCTAACATCGAAGCACAAGCATCTGACTATGGAGTAGGTAAGTGAATCCACTACAACTGACATGGGATGAACAACTCCTCCAAACAATGAATGAACTGGGTTGGGAACGTACTGACCTGATTGATGTACAGATCGCAGGATCTCAAGTCTATGAGATTGAAGGTGATGGTACACGTTGGAAACCAGAGAAGGGGACACGTAAGTATAACAAAGACGCTTTCATTGTCCTGAAGCGCCATGAACTATAAAGGACCATTATACGCACCCTGGCATAAAGTTATCAACGGCAGAATCACACACATGCAACTCAACCTAGAAGAACTCAACTACCTGCAAGAAGTTCTCGAACAAGCAACACAATACACTAAAGCACGAGGTGAACAAGTAGAACACCCATCAGTATCACATCAACGTATTCTAGACAAGATTAAACAAGAAATTCATAAGATCTCTTCATGAGCATATACTCCCTTGACCTGAACACACCACCTGATCTAATTAAATGGATTGAAGAGACAGTCTCCTCAATACCAAAAGAAGAAGCAACGGTGCATAGTCCTGCGTCACAGGGTAAGAAAGTTATAGCAAAGAATGTAAGGTCATGTGTAACACAAGCATGTCATATGCAAGATTGTTGGATAGTTGGGTTCTTTGACTCATACATCCGACGATTCAATCAAGTGTACTATCATTATGACATCTCCCATCTACGTGATACAGTACAACTCATTACCTATGATAAGGATGATCACTATAATTGGCATGTAGATGGTACATCACATTTACAACCACAGTTCAAAGGTGATAGAGATCTAGTAAGAAAGATTTCATTCTCTTTTCTACTAAACGATGACTATGAAGGAGGAGACCTAGAGTTTTCCATTAATCATCAACATGATAACACATACACAGTACCCAAGAAGAAGGGTAGACTCATAGTATTTCCATCAGATACTAGACATAGAGTTAAACCAGTTACTAAAGGACAACGTAGATCGATTGTTGGTTGGATGGTTGGTCCTCCATGGAAATAACTTGATAGTATCCGTAGAGGCACTCTCTAGTAGCCACCAAGTATCTCAACGACACAATTTGAGGTTTTCAACACCATCTGTGGAAAAACCTGTGGAAAACTAAATGTATTAAAAAACATAGGTAGTGTGCGGAGTTGTTGTTGGTTTAGCACCCCAGCACTCGAATGTCAACCCCGAGTATGCCAGTTTTTCCACAGACCCCGAGAACTTGACAAATCCGAGTTTTTCGGTTATTATAGAAACATGGAAAAGTCAAAAAGTCAGTTTTTTGAGTTTTTCAGAAATCTCAATTAATCTAAAAAATGTATTTTAACGATTTTGAATCTTCTGCGATTTCAAGTTTAACCACTAAAGACAATATTGTGAGTATTGTGTTTAATTCTAGTGATAAAGAGTATAATTACACTATAAATGATACAAATTGGGTAGAATTGCTTACTAATTGTATCAAAAACAAAGAAAGTGTTGGTAAATTCATCAATAAATCTGTAAAAGAACAGAATATTGTAGAATTAGTCAATAATTCTAAATAATTACTCCAAATCATTGAAAATACTAGTATAAACAATGAAAAGCAATCGTAAATTCAATCCTGATAGTAAACACAATCAAATTCAGATTGAAGATGATTATGAAGACTTCGGATATGAAGTCAAGAATGCAAAGAGATTTAAAAGCAGAGCGAAACGCACTGCGAAGTTCAAAGACTATGATGAATTCGACTGATATCAACACATAGTGTGACACTAGTTGTACTGTCCACTATCACTTGCATTTCAGATTGATCTGTGCAATAGTAGATCATCGAAACAAATCACCTCATGACTGACAACATCATCGATCGCGATAAGTTGCAGGATGCACTCATCGAATCCATCATTGATGGTATGGATCACAAGACGATGTATGCTTACGTTTATGATAGTTTGAACGGCAACTTTGATAATTACACAGTGGATGAACTTATTCAGGAAACTGAAGAGTATTACCCCGAGTTGCTGCAGGATGCTGGTGTGGTACATGTGACCTACACTGACACGCCGATGGCAGAAGAGGTGTACGGCGGGTAGACAGTTGAGGTAGTGGCACAGCATCGGTTGTGCTGCCCCTCATCTCGTGTATTGTATAGAAGTCAACCAAACGACACCATTCATGCGTAAGATCGAATCCCTGATGAACGCTGCAGTTGCTAACAACAGCAATTGGTCAAACAGCAACACCAGTGTTACGTACTGCCCTGAATCTGAAGAGTCCAAAGTATACCTGCACGGCAACCACATTGCCACTGTGGGTGATGACTTCCTCCAAATCTTTGATGGAGGTTGGCAGTCAAACACCACCAAATCTCGTCTCAATGCACTCATCAACCGCTTCTGCAATGGGGCAACCGATGGTGTACACCAGTCCAAATTTGAGTGGTTCATTCGTGACAACAACGTGACCAGAGAGTTCGAGAATGGTTACATCTTCGCCTGATGTAACAGGGGGTTAACAACCCCCTTTTTTTATGCTAAAATATATACACTGCACACATAGGAGTTAGTATACATGGACTTCAAGGATTACGTCGAGGGAGAGATGAAATACTATGAAGAATACTATGCTGAACTTAATATCCTATTGAAAGAATATGGGTACGATTGTGATTGCTTTGACATTGAATATACTACAGCTGATTGATACCCAGGTCAGCCGCTTCGCTGCCAGTTGCCGAAGTGGCACACAAAATAGGCACAGCACCCCAGACCGTGTATTGTGTACACATGATCAATTTCAAAGACCCCTGCACCATGGCACTTGAGAGCGACCGACTCGAAGAACTCAACATGTACATGTGCGACACCATGGCATCCAGCGAGATGGCACTCGACTGGTGGTGTGATCGCTTCAACGTGTCTGCGACTGATGAGGTGATCGACCTCGTGTTGGATGCTCACGAGGCATTCTTCGGAGAGGCAGACCAATCCTACCTCAACAGCGTCATGCTTGACGACTGACCCATCATCGTCTACAATACACACAACACACAAAACCACATGAAATTCGATTCCGACGGCATCTACGCATCCAGCGCCAAACTCAAAGAGATTGCCATGATCGTGCTTGAGCAGGAGAAGAAGGATCGCGAG